CCCTCCAAAACCCGCAAATTTCGGGGACTTTCTCCAGATTTAAAAGGAACAAATACCTGAAAAAAACTCAAAATGAGGAGGATCTCATGCCAGTGACGAAATATCCAGGTTTAATTGAGTTTGTCAAGAATCAACTTGAAAATGGAAAAGACCCAAAAAAGATTTACCCTATGGCAGTAAGAAAATTTGGTTATGAGGAGGACTTATATCTATTTTATAATTATTGCTATAAAGTTAAGATGAGACATATGAATAACTTCGTCGAAGAAGAAGACGAAGAAGATCTGCAATCAGATGAAGAAAAACTTATGAAGATTTTGAAGAAAGATAAAGTTATCAGCGGAGAAGAGATTTGCGAAGAGCTTTCCGCAAGGCCAAGCGAAGTGTTTGGTATGATAAATGAGCTTAGAAGTAGAGGGCATGAAATCATTGTTGATGATGGAAAAGTCATTCTTACTTCTAAGGTTGCTTCAAAAGGTGACTTAATTCGCAAACCTCTGGAAGACACTGAAATTATTTTTGGTGTAGCTTCCGATTTACATTTTGGTTCTAAACATTGCCAGATAACGGCTTTAAATGAATTTGCTCATATCTGTTATCAGAATGGTGTTAAGTATATATTCTGCCCGGGAGATATTTGTGCTGGTTTCAGAGTTTACCGTGGCCAAGAATTTGAAAATTATGCTATAACTGCACAAGAGCAAGAAGAATCTGTGATTGTCAATTTACCAGAAGGGTTTGAATGGTACATGATTGGTGGAAATCACGACTATTCCTTTATCAAAACAAATGGCCACAACCCTCTTCTTACAATTTCCCATCGCCGCCCTGATGTTCATTACATTGGTTACGACGAAGGCGACGTGCCTATTCTACCCGGCATTGATCTGAAAATGTGGCACCCGAGTGGTGGTGTGCCATATTCGTATTCTTATCGTGCCCAGAAAGGTATTGAGCAAATCGTCTATGGTGAAATGGCAAAACTTTCTAGAAACTTTAAAGACAAACCGAGCATCAGATTTCTTTTGATCGGTCATTTGCATATTCAACTTCAAGCAATGTTCGGTTCAATCTTTGGAATGCAGTGCGGTACTTTTGAAGGTCAAACAAACTATCTAAAAAGAAAAGGTCTGTACCCGCAAGTCGGCGGTTATATTGTGAAAGCCGACATTGCAAAGAATGGCCTTCTTCGAAATTTCAGTGCGAAATTCTACATGTTTCCATTTGAAATTGAAGAAGATTATAAGAATTATAATCATACGATCGATCAATCTAAAATCAAAAAGCCAATATTTTCATAAAAAAATAAGGGTGAGGAAGGCGATTTCTTTGCCCTTATTTTCGTTTCTGATAATATTCGGTGAGATCTTTTCCGCACCGAATACATTCAAAACCCATGTTCCAGTCTTTTGCACGTTTGCAAAAGCTGGCTGAAATTGTGTAGTGACAATTCCAACACCGGTTGGTATACGGAAATTGCAACCTGCCGTATACCATTTGAAACTCTGATAATGGGTTTCCAAACAGGTCGCATACTATCCCGTCACTTCGAAGAAAGTACTGCGGGTGCATACGATCTGAGTTTAAGGTTGTCACATCGACGACGACCCGAAATTTATATGGGTTCGACATCGGGAAATTTGGGTTCGGCAGAACGTTTTTGACAAGACCAGAACGTTGCATCATATGACCTCCCATACGCCTTCCTCAATAATTAATATATATAGTGAGAACAAAGTATAAACTGCCAAGCGCAGTAGCTTCAGCAGACTTTAAAACAAAAAAAATGAGGCTTTAGTCTGCGGCCTGTTCAAGGAGGTGCGCTATGACGTACAAAGACCGGTTCGTTGCAGAAGTAAAATTTAATGGTAAAATTCTTAGAGTATTAAATGATTCAGTAACCCTACCTTTTGGAAGTGAGTATTCGCTTCTTCTAAAAAACCTCAATACACGCAAAGCCCGAGTTAACATTTCCATTGATGGTCAAGATGTACTCGATGGAAAATCTCTAATTCTAGGCCCAAATGAAACTACAGAGCTTGAGGGGTTCTTGCGTGGAATGCAAGGACGCAATCGCTTCAAATTCATTCAGAAGACACAAGAAATTTCTGATCATAGGGGCGATAGAATCGATGATGGTTTGATTCGTGTTGAATTTGCATATGAGAAAGATGCGCCTTTAATAAAAGAAATAATTCATAAATATCATTATCATCACCATGATTGGTATGGGCCTTATTTTCATCATACCTATTATAATTATAGTGACACAGGCAATGCTCGTGGTTTCTCTAATGATTCCAATTCAATACAATCAAGTTTCTCGTCTAACCCACATGATAATTTAGAGTCAGAAAATTTTAGACAAGTCTCTGAGTCTTTCCAGACGCCTATTGACGACATGGGTATAACAGTCAAAGGTTCTGAAATTAATCAACAGTTTAGTTATGGTTCTATTGGTCCAACTGAACCACCAGAGGTTATTGTCATAAAACTTCGCGGTACAAATGATCGAGGAAGTGCCGTTCAACAACCAGTTACAGTTCAAACCAAGTTGACCTGTTCTTCTTGTGGGCGCAGATGGTCTTCTGCAAATAAATTTTGCGGAAACTGTGGTACTTATCTAGAGTAATCATTGGGTCACTTCACGGGAACAAAATCCAAACGGTGAAGTGACCCATTTTTTACGGAGGTAAATCCAAAAGATAGAAATAGCGAGAACAAATAACAAATATTCTCAAAAAGGGTATAAAGCGGAATGGAAAATAAAACAAAAGATTTAGAACTGGTTGTATCAGAGGACTACGGTGATCAGTGCTTTGGTGATTCTCTTGGCATCAGAAAGACGGGTGAAAGAAGACCAAGAGGTGAAGTGAAGATATTTGAAATTGACGAAGATGGAAATAAGAAGTTGATTCATAAGGGGAACTTGATCTTGTATCAGGGGCGTGAATGGTTTGCACAAAGAATTATGGCAACTGAAAACATTAATGTCGATTCGACATCTAATGAATTTATTTCTTGGTTTGGCTTAGGCCAAGGCGGTGTTGATTCCGCAGACCCTCTAAACCCAATCTCGCCAATTATAACAGATACCGATCTTTACTCAGAAGTACCTCTAAATAATTCAGATGCTACTTACGCAGATTTTCGTAGCGGAAACTACTACAAAAAACCGTTTGATTCGGTTGCCTTTGAGCAAGATGCTCTAAATGATGATAAGTGGCTTGTTATTCGAATAACTACAACAATAACAATCGGTGACTCGAATGGCTATAATCTGAGCGAAGCAGGTCTATTCACAGCCGCGTCATCAGTCGGTGGCTATTCAGGTCCTTTCCACTTATTTGCAAGAGTTACTTTTCCATCAATCGTCAAAAACGAAGACAGGCGATTAATTGTTGTTTGGTATCTGTTTGTCTAATAAAACAAATACACAAGAGTTTATGATAGACACGACCTGGAGAAGAAAGGAAGTATTGAAATCGATAGATAATTTCATCTTTAGAGAAAATTAAATTTTCGGAGGAAAAATATAATGGCTAACGTGTCTCCGGGTGTATTTACGAAGATCATTGATCTCTCGACCTTCATCCAAGCAGTGCCATCAACAATTGGTATGGTTGCCGGTCTTGCGCCGAAAGGTGAAGATAATGTACTGAAATTTGTTGGTGGAAGATCAGAGTTTATTACAGAGTTCGGTGAGCCGAATATCACTCAGTATGGAAAGAGCTACGGTCAGGCTTCTTATGTGGCCTACAACTATCTGGGTGAATCTGGTGCTCTTTATTACATGAGAGTTATGCCAGATGACGCAGCTTTTGCCAACCTTAGAATCGATGTGATTCAAGGCGCACTTGATACGTCTGCTTCTATTCAGCTTACCTATGTAGAAGGCATCAATTCAAAAGACGAGTTAAAAACCAATCTGGTGCAAAGTGGTACTACCTACCCGCTTGCATTTCTCTACCCAATTGGAAGAGGCGAATATTACAATGCGATTGGTGTTAGATTAACGGAAACAGCAAACCCGTTGCAGCCTGATGTTTTTGTGATGGATATTTACGAAAGACAATCAGATGGCGATGATGTAATTATCGAATCATATGATGTTTCTTTCAACCCATTTGCTGTCGACAACGCGGGTGAGAGCATCTGGATTGTTGATGTTCTGAATACGTATTCGGCAGTTCTTCGTGCCGAAATGAACATCTCCGATGAAGTCTATAGCCCCGGTTATGAACTTCTAGTCAGAAACTATGATCAGAACATCGGTGTTGTTTCAGTAAGTGCAACAGCAGGTTCAGCTTGGGTTTCTGACAACAAGCAAGATTTTACAGAGTTTCAAACTGCCGATACAACCACAGGTATTGCCTCTTACATTGTAATTGCCCTTGATGCTAGAGGAAATGAAGTCTGGGGTTGGCTAGGTGCTTCATTCGGTACAGACAATGAATCTATTGAAGTTTACAATAACAGAAGCCTTGGTTCAGCGCAGCAATCTTGGTTGGGAGATACGGCAACTTTTGACCCAACTACAGATGTTACGTATGTGATAAGAAAAGCAAAAGCTTCTGTAGCGACAGCATTTACGTCCTCTGTGCCGAAACCGCTTCGCAAGGGCAGTGAGGGGTCACTGCTTAATGCAAGCGGAAATCTAGACACTACGGTGGCTACACAGCTATTGGCACAGGCGTACTCTGGTATTATTGATGACGCGGTGCTTGATACAGAGAATATTTACTTCTCTCTTGTATTTGATGCTGGTTATCCGTCGGATGTCAAAGTTTCAATCAGTACACTTTGTCAGACAAGACGAGATTGTGTCGGTATTCTTGACAATGGTGATAATGCTACATTTAATGCAGCAATCGCAACAAGAAATAATACAAATACATTCAACACTTACTTTGTGGCTCTATATGAATCATTTAATAAGGTATTCGACCCGTTCACAGGCCAAGATGTTTGGTTCTCACCAGTGTATCACATGGCCTATATTCTGCCACGAAATGACAATGTTGCGTATCTGTGGTTCGCTGCGGCAGGATTCAATAGAGCAGCAATTGATTCAATTAAAGAATTGCGCTACAACCCAAGACTTTCACAGCGCGACCAATTATACCTCAAACAACTGAACCCGATTGTTAAATTCAATCCGGGCTACGTCGTCTGGGGTCAGTTGACAAGTCAAGCGAAAGCTAGCGCATTGCAAGACCTCAATATCGTCAGACTTGTTCTGTATGTGAAGAGAGCATTCGAACAGTTCTGTCGCTTCTTTATCTTCGAGCAAAATGATGAAATTACATGGAGTGCGGTGCAAGGAAGATTGATTGAATTTCTCGAAGTAATTAAGAAACAAAGAGGTCTGTATAGTTACTCAATATCAGTTGGTGCAACTGAATACGAAAGAAGAACGAAGACTTTCCACGTCGATGTAATTCTTGAACCAACAAGAGTTGCAGAAAAAATCGAATTGAATTTCTTCATCCAATAATTTC